GCCAGGCAGCTCCGAGCTTTTTCTTGTTCCTCACTATTCTATTGTGTGCGCGGAGGTGCGCGCACGTGACGGGGTGGAGTTGAAAGGAAGTGAGGTGGCTGTTTCTGGTGTCGCTTTAGACCAGCGCAACGCCAAGGAGGTCGGCAGCCAAGCCGCCTCGGTCGTGGGCCGCGGCCCTGGCCTTGTTCAGCGCAAGCCTCCCAAAACGGGAGATGGCGCTGCCTGCGCGGTGCTCCATCTCAGTCAAGGCCTTCTGTCGGATTTTCATGGCCAGTGGTTGCTGAGCCACAAGCGCGTGGACCTTCGCGACCGTCTCGGGCGCACCCACAGCAGCAACCTGCCCGGAGGCTATCATGGAGCCTCCAGTGTTTGCGAGAATGGGCGTTCCCTCGACGTGGGCCACAAACTCCAAGGTGATGAGCTGGGAGGATGCGTCCATGCCCTCACCGGAGATGAGGAACTGCTGCCACCCGCGGCCGGAGTAGTACCCGACCTGGTGTTGGACGACGGCGGTCCCGCCCATGATCTCGGAGGTCGTACGAACACCGTCCAAAAAGTCGACCGCAGAAGGGCCGATCGGGTGGGTGATCAGCTCAACGCCGGACTCCTGGTGGAGCTCCGACAGCGTGAACTGGGCCGCCTTCGGAAGGGCGAAGATGGACGACGTAACGCCGGACCCGCCGTCTAGCGGGATGTTCGCCCCGTTTGCGAACTCGGTGAGTGACGCCCCGGTGGCAAGTTGGTTGGGGTAGTCCACGGCCGCAGGAACGCGCGCGACATAGACGCGGCCCTTCGTGTTGTTGAAGGTCGTGTTGGACTTAATGCGCAAGCCGTAGGAGACGACACGGTACGACCGCAGTGTCCCGGCGAGGTCCGGATTGTAGTCGTACACAACGACGCCTGCCGGAGCGCCCGTAATGGTGCGCGCGGTCAGCCCAGTCTGCGTCCCCGTGAACTGTATGGCACCGTACGTCAGGGAGGGCGTAATGACGAAGTCAAAGCTTCCTGCGGCGTTGGTGGTGACCTGCATCACACGATGCAGTTTGTATGTCACAGTTGGCTGAGCATATGGTTCAGGCACCCGGACCCCCTCTGCCTCGGGCGAAAAGGGATGCAACAAAGCCGACGCATACTTGCTTGCATGGCCGTTAACAGCGCGCGGCATAGCGCGCGGCACCGTGGGAGCCGAGCGAGGCCTCCCTCTCGGACGGGACACCGCGAGATTACGCACGTCCTGCGACAAGCGGTTAATGATTTGGTTGGTGGATTGCTTCTTTGATGAGTTTTTGCGAAAACGATTCATGTTGGATAGTAGGTTGTGGATCCTGAGTTGTTCGCGCTCAAGGTTCGCTAGCCTCCTACGTGGAGGCGCACGGGTGCTTTTCCGGTAGCACCGTCGGGATCTATGTATGTGTCTTCTATGACGTGAGGAGGGTTTTGGGCCCTCCTTCCCCAGAGGCTGTATTTATTCTGCACCCAGCCCCCCCTGGTGCATAATATGGGCGGCCTACTTGCGGCCGCCCTGGCGGCGGCGGCGGTTGCGCCCTTTACTCAGTGCGTAGTCGGAGTTCTCCTCAATTGCCTCAGCCTGGCCGTGGCCCGCACCGGTCGCACGGCGCGATCCGTTCTGCTGCGCCCACAGCAGCTGCTTGTGGCGGAGGTTCTCCTCCTGCGTCACGGAGGATGTAGGTGGCGGCCGCCCGAAGTTTTTCTTGGTCACAGGGCGCACGCCTGCTCGAGGCGCGCTGACCTCCACCCGGACCTCGTTCCCATTGGGCCGCTTGATAAGGAGGAGCTTGCGCTCCGCCTTGGGGAGCGGCGCTACCACCGCAGGGGCACCGACACTCACGGGCAGGGGTAGTAAGTCCACCGTGTCCGGGGACGCCTCGCCCCCTCCAACAAGGGGGGCCGCGAAGGCTGCCGCCTCCGCGACCAGCTCCTCATCCGCCAGGCCCACTCGCGAACCTGTGACCGACGGGAGGGCATAGCCCCAGACCGCCTCGTTGCGGCGCTCCTCCAGGTAGCGGTGCAGGCCGGCCAGGCAAAACTGGCTCAGCACCGCATCCGCTCCCGCGAAAACAGGGTCCCCGGCAAGAAACCCCAGCTGAGACATGGACGTGTTCAGCTCCGCCGCCGTCGCGTCACGTGACGCCTGTCGCGACAGCTCAAGTGCTTCAGCCCGCATGGCTTCGTAGGCGGGGGCCAGGTGCGCAGGAGGAATGCCCATATTGGCCACAGTGGCCATCAAACGCGCGGCCTCCGTCAGACGCAGGGAGGTGGCGCTAGCCACCCACTTCGCGTTCGGGTACCGCATCTGAGCCAAGGTGCGAGGTAGGTCGCAGAAAGGGAGCACACGACGCACCCCCTCCAACTCGACCACGTGAAGGTAGTACCCAATAAACAGAAAGGGCACCTG